TTTCAAGTGCAGGTTCTGCAAAGACAGCACTTGAAGCTGTTGTATCAACAGCAGGAACAGCAAAGACACAGCTTGAAACAGCAATCACAATTGCAGGAACTGCAAAGACCAATCTTGAAACAGCAATCACTAATGCAAACACAGCAAAGACACAGCTTCAGACAGTCATTGATTCTGCTGATGCAATCAAAACTGCACTGTCAGGTGTTATCACACAGGCAGGAACAGCACAGACCAACCTTGAAGGTGTGATTTCAACTGCAAACACAATCTTCAATCAGTTATCAGCAGAAAACACTTCTGCTGTTGCAAATCTTGAAGCATTAAGAAGTGAAGACTTCAATGCACAAGAAATTCTTGCAGGTGTCACTGACATCAAAGCATATCTTGGAATGATTGAAACAGAAAATGTTCTTGGTGTCTGTGTGGACTATGTGAACAAGTCATTCACAAGAATTGCAGGTGCTGTTGGTCTTTCAGCAGGATCAGACTTCAATGATTTTCCAATGTATGGTGGAAGGAAGAAAGTCATTGTTGCTGATGATGGAACAATTGTTGCTGAATATGGTGACAATGATTATGTGGAAGATGGTTCACTTGGTCAGGTCATGGTTAAACAGCCTAAATTCTATTATTTGGTTGCACCACTTGAATATGATCCTATTTCCACAGGTATTGGTTACCACTTGCGAAAAGCAAATTATTACATCACCAATAAACCAAGGGCAGGTTTCAAACTGCATCCTGCATTCTATGACAAGAATGGTGTTGAATGTGATTATATTCTGATTGGTGCATATGAAGGTTCACTGTGGGATTATTCAGCAGATGCATACATCACTGATGATTCACAGGTGATGGACACTGCACATGACCTGTTCTGTTCCATTGCAGGTGTCAAACCTGCTTCAGGACTGTCACAGAACCTGACAAGACCAAATGTCAACACACTGTGTAAAAACAGGGGTGATGGTTGGTATTCCATGAACATCAGGATTGCATCAATGGAAGAATTGCTGATGCTGATTGAACTTGGTACACTGAATTTTCAGTCTGCTATTGCTAAAGGTGTTTGTGACATCACAGACAATTCTTCATATAACTGTTCATCCCTGACAGGATCAACAGCAAGTCTTGGAAATGGAACAGGAAGGGCAACATCCACAACCAACACCAAGGGTTCTGATAGCACCACAGAAACAGCAGATGGAAAGACTTCTGTTTGTTATCGTGGACTTGAAAACTTCTATTCAAACATTTGGAAGTTCATTTCAGGAATCAACATTCATGGAAATGGTTCAATGGGTGGTGGACAGCCTTATATCTGCAAGGATTTCAATTTTGCTGAATCCAAGAACAATGACAATTATGAAGGTGCAGGTTTCACACTTACAAATGCTTCAGGTTATATCAAGGCATTTGGTTATTCCACCAAATATGATTGGTTGTTCCTTCCATCTGACACAGGTTCACCTGCTGATTCTTCACTTCCTGTTGGTGATTATACATGGGTAACTGCTGACCTGAATGCATATAGGATTGCTCTATTGGGCGGTGGTTGGACTCATGGCTTGTATGATGGCGGTTTCTGTTGGTATTTGTTTAATGGTGTCGGGCATCGTGCTCGGAGTATCGGCGGTCGCTTGGTGTATGTTCCAACACAAACTGTATAATATTGTTATTCACCATTAAGGTTGAATATATGGTCAGATAAAGTGCTGATAAATTGTTTCAGAAGACTGTGACACAAAATCTAATAGATTACTCAATTAGGCAGTAATTGGAATAATGGCTTGAATGATAGCAGTTTCTATTGGAATTTGAATAATAGTGTCAGGAATCGTAATCGGAATATCAGCGGTCACTTAGTAAATGCATTAAATTTCACCAAAGACAGGGGTTCAAATCCCTGTTTTTATATAGTCATGACTTGTCTGACCATGCCACTTGGCAAAACACAAAAGACCTGTTCCCTGTCTTCGGATGGGGAACAGGCATCAAGGAAAGTTATATTAGTAAATCACAGTGTTCTGTGATGTGAAAGTTTGACTTAATGCATACAAATGAAAAGATATGGAAACCTATATCAAAAGATATATTCCAAAGAAAATCTTCAATTAGCACATCAAAATGCAAAGAAAGGAAAAGGTTGGTATGAAGAAGTAAAGATGGTTGATGCAAACCCTGATTTCTATTTGGGATTGCTTCAGAACAAACTGAAATACAAAACTTTTCAAACATCTGAATATGAAATATTCATCAAGAAGGACAGTGGAAAAGAAAGGGAAATTTCCAAACTTCCATATTTCCCTGACAGAATCTGTCAATGGGCGGTTTTGCAGGTCATTGAACCGATCCTGATAAAAAGTCTGACCATAGACACATATTCTGCTATTCCTGACAGGGGAATTCACTTTGGTCTGAAAAGGATTCAACATGACATTCAGACTGATGTGAAGGGGTGTCAATACTGTCTAAAATTGGATGTAAAGAAATATTATCCATCAATTGACCATGACATCCTAAAACAGAAATATGCTTCTGTATTCAAAGATAAAGACCTTCTGTGGCTATTGTATGAAATCATTGATTCCACAGAAGGAAACAAAGGTGTTCCAATTGGAAACTATCTTTCACAGTATTCAGGAAACTTTTATCTGTCATCATTTGACCATTGGTTGAAGGAAGTGAAGCATGTCAAACATTATCACAGATACATGGATGACATTGTGATATTTGGTGAAACCAAGGAAGAACTTCACAGACTGAAAGATGATGTGGATGAATACTTCAGATCAGAACTGAAACTGACAATCAAGGATAATTGGCAGGTGTTCCCAACATATGTCAGGGGTGTTGATTTCCTTGGTTATAGGGTCTTTCTGAATTACATCCTGTTGCGGAAAAGCACATGCAACAGGATGAAAAAGAAGATGACACAGTTATATCAAAAGGTCAGCAGTGGAAACATGATGAACTATTCTGAATGGTGTTCAATCAATTCATATCATGGGTGGTTGATACACTGCAATTCCTTCAGACTTCATCAGAAATACATTGCACCTTTGATTCCATATGCTGATTTGTACTATGAAGTAAATATCAAGAAAGGTGGAATGGTAGCATGAAAAACCATGGACAGACAAGAAGCACAACTGAACCACTTGCAGTTGAAGTGACTGCATCCAAAGTCTTTGTTGCTTCCAATGTGGAACAGGTGACTGTTCAGGATGAATCAGGGACAAGAACTGAATATCAGTATAACCTGATGGAATATGAAAAAGATGAATACATCAAGATGATGAATGACAGGAATGAAACCACAGAAGCAGAATTGACAGATGTTCAACTTGCACTGTGTGATGTGTATGAACTGATTCTTGGATAACAAAGGAAGGTGATTCATTATGGCAAAGGTATATGCAGAACTTATCAGAAAAGGTCTGAAGACCATTGATGATGTTCCTGACAACCTGAAGGAAGAAGTCAGAAGGATTTTGGAAGGGTAATGTTCAAAGGTGGTGATGACTGATGTTTCAGTATATCATATTAAAATTTATACTTGGAAAGGATGTGATTCAAATGGCAGTAGTTTATGCAACACTTATCATCAAGGGAAAGAAGACAATACATGATGTTCCTGTCAGGATCAGGGAACAGGTGAAACAGATTCTGATTGACCTTGACCTTCCTGAACTTGCTGAAGAATAAGGAAAAGCACCCTGTGAAAGGGTGCTTTTCTATTTGACAGAATAAAGGAAGGAAGATGAAAAATGAATACTACAACACAAATTATTTTAGCAATTTTGGGTTCAACAGCTTTTTCAACACTTGTGCAGTTCTTTGTCAACAGACATGATGCAAAGAAGAATGTGAAAGGCAAACTGACCATCTTGGAAAAGGATGTTTTGCGGTCACAGCTTCTGTTGCTGATTCTTCTGAAACCAACTGAAGTGCAGGAAATCATGACTGTTGGTGAACATTATTTCAATGTTCTTGAAGGAAATTGGTACATGACAAGCATATTCAACAAATGGTTGCTTGAATCTGACATTGCAGAACCTGAATGGTTCAATAAGAAAGGAAAAGGTGAACAGAAATGAACATCAATTGGAAAGTCAGGATCAAGAACAAGAACTTTTGGATTGCAATAATTCCTGCAATCCTGCTTGTGATTCAGGCAGTTGCACATGTATTTGGTTACAATCTTGACCTTGGTGAACTTGGAAACAACCTGATTGCAGTTGTTAATGCAGTCTTTGTTGTCCTTGTTCTTCTTGGTATTGTGACCGATCCGACAACAGAAGGTGTTGGTGACAGCAAACTTGCAATGACCTATGATGCACCAAAGAAGAAAGGTGAATGATAATCATGAAGTATTACAGACAAACAGTTATTGACCAATGTAAACAGTGGATTGGTTGCAAAGAATCAGATGGATCACACAAGGAAATCATTGATGTGTATAACAATGGAAGACCAAAGGGTGCATATAAAATGACATACTATGATGCATGGTGTGCTTGTGGGGTGTCTGCTGTTGCAATCAAACTTGGTTACACATCAATCATTCCTGTTTCAGTCAACTGTGGTGTCATGCTTGAAGCATTCAAGAAAAAAGGAAGATGGAAAGAAGCTGATGACTATGTTCCAAAAATTGGTGATGTGATATTCTATGATTGGCAGGATGGAACAAATTACAAGAAGACTGACAATCATGGAAGTCCTGACCATGTTGGTTTTGTTTATAAAGTTTCAGGAAAAACCATCTATGTTTGGGAATGCAATTATTCCAATGCATGTGGTGTCAGAAAGATGGAAGTCAATGGAAGATACATCAGGGGTTATGGAATTCCAAAATATGATGGAACTGTTGAACCAAACAAGAAGACACCTGAAGAACCAAAGAAGGAAGAAAAACCAAAGAAGAAGGAAGTCACAACAGTGACTGCTTCCAATCCTGCAAAGTCATACAATAAAGATATTGCAGGATCATACAGAACAACTGATGAATTGAATCTTCGTAATGGTGCAGGAACTTCACACAAAGTCCTGACCACACTGAAGAAGGGAACAAAGGTCAGCAATTATGGATATTACACCAAGACTGATGGTGTCAAATGGTATTATATTCAGGTGATTGTTGGCAATGTCAAATACACAGGATTCTGTTCTTCCAAATATCTGAAGAAGGTGTGATTTGTCACTAACCTGTCACTATCTTGTCACTAACTGACAGAAATTCCTGCAAATGCTGAACACTTTCAGCAGTCAGGAAAATGAAGAAAACCCTTGGAAATGCAGTATTTCCAAGGGTTCTTTTTCTTTGTGATAATTGCTTACAACTATCGCTTCGATAATTTGAAACATTGAAATTCCAACCTGTTCACACCTGATTGTCACTATCAAGTCACTAACACAAACTGCTGAAAACCTTCATATTTTGTTGATTGCTTCCAATTTGATTGGAAGTTCCAAATGTGTGTACACTGTTTCAGTGACACCCTGACCTTTATGACCAACAATCTTCTTGATGATCCTTTCATCAACACCTGCTTCTGTCAGAAGACTGACTGTGGTGTGTCTTGCGTCATGTGGTCTGTGTTCAATGTTCATTTCTTCCATCAGGG